AACCCATCGGCGAGCACAACTAGAACGCTGCCATTTTCCTTGTCGTCGGGGGCGCAGCCAACGGTTTACGTGGCTGTCTCGCTGATCGAGGCGTTCAACACCGCGGTCGTCGCAACCGTCTCACTGGCGGTGGCCGTCTCGCTGATGGACGCGCCGAAAGCGGCGAGCATCGACACCGTTTCACTGGCGGTGGCCGTCTCGCTGATGCCAACCGCGTAGGTGTTCGCCCCGGAACCGACACCAAAGAAAATGGGACGACGTTCAGGCTCAAAAAGGTGCCAAGGGTTACGATATTCTTCTTGTACTTCGCTTTCCAGCAAGTCCGCGCCGCCGCGAATCACTAGATTCTGCATGCGGCCTGCGGCAAAAAGATTGGCGTTGTTGCGAGAGAATAGGTACAGCGTTGAATTGGCAAGTGAGACGGTCGTGTTGCCCGTAACGTCCACGACTAGCGACTGCGAAACCCCGTCAACGTAGACAGAACTAACAAACCCCGATACTGACATGTCGAGCCCAACCATGTAGTGATGCCACGCTGCGGCGCTTGGTCGCGTAAAACTTTTGGCGCCAGCGTTCCCACCGCCATTCCCAAAAATCTGGAAGCGTGACGTTGCGCTTTCATTTGGATCTAGGCCAAATCCACCGGAAGTGCTCGCCCCGTTAGCGGTGAACTCCATCGCAAGATCGTCATCATTGGCGAAGGCGTTCCAGTACATCCAGAATGAGAGGACGATCTTTGTATAGGCCGACAAATTGAGTGGGATCGAGGCGCACGCGGCTGACCCACTGCCGCGCAGACTGATCCCGCGCTGATCGCCCGCCAATGTGCCCGAAGCCAGCGCGACCCTAGAACCGCTTACAAGGTCAAGCATTCCCGCAGGGCCAAACGGCACAAGCGTGGTGATCCGTTGCGTTAACGGATTCGCCCAGTTGACGCCCACCTGCGTTTGCGGCTGCTGCACACGCAGCCGCCGCCGGTACGTCAGCCCATAGCTGCTCGCTCCGGCCGCCGGCAAGCTGAAGAAAACGGGCGTGCGCTGGGGTGCGAAGAGCTGCCACACATTCCTCGAAAGCTCGGCCATTTCTTCTGCCGGGATTCCTCGATTGAACCCTAGCGCCAATGCGATCGAATAACCAGTAGCGGAAAAACCAGACGACGAAAAACCGCCCACATAAACATTTGCTGCCGCGTTTGCATACGTAGATGCAGATCCGCTAGAAGATGCGGTCACATCAACGCCGTCCACATACAGCAACGGCAGAACCGACCCCTCTGGGAAAACGACAGCGAAAACGTGCCACTCGCCATCAATAACACTGGCTGCCTGCGCGCCGTTATTGCCGTGGGTTTGCACCATTAGCATGCCGCTAGTGGCAGTCAGCGCCTTGTTGGCGTTAAACCCCACGTAAACCGTTGGCTGCGCCCCCGACGACAAGGAAAATGGCAGCGTTCTAGTTGTGCTCGCCGATGGGTTGGCTAGCAAAATCAAAGTCATCCCTGACGTGTAGTTGCCTGCGCTCCCAGGAAGCAACGAACCGGGTCCGATCTGAACCCCAGTATTGGACGTGCTCGGCCACGTCAAGCCTGTCCCAACCTGAGTGGCTGTACGCTGCACAGCGTTATACGCAACAGCGTCACGCCCGTTAACTAAATTTATCCCAGGGTTTGCACCTGAGACAGCGACAGCTAACGCCCGTGATGATGGATTTCCCCAATTGACCCTTACCGCCCCCCGCGGCTGCCGCGTCCGCGTCTTGCTCGTCCAAATCACCCCCACGTCAATCTCCCCGGCGTGCGGTAGTCGTGGGGGCGCACTGCATCATCAGGCCGTCGTGTAGGTGATGCCGGTGTACTGGCACTCGCTGCTGGTCTGCGTGCCGTGGAAGGCCGCGCCGGTCGAGTTCTTCACGACGATGCCCCACTTGAGCGGCACGTTGCCGCCGAACGCCTGGGCGATCGAGTAGGGGCCGAACTCCTTGTAGTCGTCATCGTCCGTGGCGTCGGTCGTGACCACACCCAGCAGGATCAGATCCTGATAGCCGAGCAGGCCGGTGCGGCCCGTGGTGCCCCACGTGATGGTGCCGTCGGTGCCCGTGACCCCCGCGGTGAACTCGGTGCCGTCGTACGACCCGTAGGCGTAGATCGCGATCGAGCCGGTGGCGGTCAGCGTGCCCACCCGGATCAGCCCGCCAACCTGACAATCGAGGTAGTTGGTCGAGCTGTTGTTGTTGAGCGCGGTGCACTCGCGGTAGCCCCCGTCAGCCAGCGACGTGTAGGTGATCGTGACCGAATTGGTGGCGTAAGTGATTGTGCTGACGGCCATGGTCAGACCCCCATCGCGGCGCGAACCGCATCAACAGAAACAGGAACGCTCGTGCTAGACGCCGCGTCGAGCGCGTCGCAGTGCGCGGCGGTGATGTTCGGGCCGCTGGGCAACAGCGCGGCCATGGGGCCCGCCAGCGCGCGCAGCGCAGTGCGCGTCTCCGCGTCTCCGATGTCGATCCCGTCGCCACCCGTGTCCAGATCCGGGAGCAGCTCGTTCAGCCACCAGAGCTCGTCATACGCCGGGTGGGCCTCGGGCAGAGACTCGACGAGCGCGGCAAACGCGCGCAGCGACTGCACGAAAATCCGCCCCTCGTGCGCGCCCAGCACCCGGCGGATGCCGCGGTAGGTGACCAGATACTGCCGTGGTGTCACCACCGCGGGCAACGCCTGGGCAATGGCGCCGTTGGCGCCCGCCGCGACCAGCGCGGCAAACGCGTCGTCAGTCGCCGCCTTCGCGTCGATCTGCGCACGCAGTTCAGTTGGTGTCATTTGCGAACTCCAGTTGATCCTCATCGAACCAGCGCTGCTGCGTCTGGCCCTCGGCGTCGACCCACTCGATCTGGGCCTGCACCTCGCCGTTGTCGTCCATGCGCAGCCCGATCACCGGGCCTGCCGGCACGACGGTCTTCAGGCGAACGACGTTGCCCTTTTTGAATTTCGTTGCCATGTCGATGCTCCTTACGCAGCGTCGAGGTTGAAGGTGTAGGTCACGTTGACCGTATCGTTGAGAATCACCGAGCGGTCGCCGGGCGACTGATTGTCGGACGCCGAGAACAGGATGCCTGTGGTGCCGCCCTTGGTGCTGTTGCTGATCAGGAACGCGCCGCCCACCGTGGTCGTGCCGTTGATAGTGAACGCCGCCGGCGAGGCCGAGTTGCTGATCACCGACGGGTCAGCAGTCGTGGCCGTGCCGAACGTCACCGCGACGCGCGTGGCCTGGGAGTAGGCCGTGACCTCGGTCCAGCCCGCGTGCGTCGAAGACGTATCCGTCGGCGCCGGGGTGTTCGAAGCTGCAGCGCCGTACAGCCCAATGTACCAAGCAGCCGTGTACGAGCTGCCCTTGAAGTACTGGGTGTTCATGTCCTGCAGGCCGACGTTCACCACCAGATTGGGGATGTCCTGCGACCACTTCAGATTACCTTCGCTGTCGAAGCACTCGATGTGAAACACGCCGTGGGCACGAGCCCCCTCACGCGTTCCCTGAGCCTTTTCAACGGCCATGTTGATGAAGTCCTGCGATTTCGCGCTTTCTTTGGTCGACACAGTCGCCTCCTTACTTGATACGCACAAGAGCTGTCGTAGCGCCAGGAGGCGGCATGACAACGGTGAAAGTTTGGTTGTTCGCGGTCTTGTCCGCACCAAAATTGATGACAGCAACCGACGGGTTCGTGACGCCGTCGGCCAGATAGATCAGCGCGCCGCGCGCGGTGCCGATGAACCCGGGCCACGCCGGATCGTCGAAGTCGATGTAGGCCACTGTGCCCGAGGACGTCGGCACCTGCGCGATCGTGAGCGTCGTCCCGCCGGCGGTGTAGCCCGTGGCGGTGATCTCGCCCGTCGTGGTGTAGACGGTCGTCGTCGGGCCCAGACTCGCCGTACTGTCGTACAGCGCCATCTTGTAGACCTGCGACGTGCCCGTGTTGAAGTTGAAGCTCGCGCACAACAGCCCGACCTTGAAACTGGTGGTCAACCCCTGAGTGATCGCCATGCTCAGCTCACCGGCACGCGCGGCGTGCCATTGCGATACACGTCAGACTTCTGCATCCCGTCGCCCAGCTTCTTGGCCAGCATCAGCGCTTCTTTGTACTTCGCCTCGTAGGCCGCCATCATGTCCGCCTCACCCTTCATGAAGATGTAGGCTTCCACCAGCGCGCCGTAGAGAAGCGCCGTCTCGAAGTTGTCGCCCAGCCACGTCTGCTCACCGGCGATCGTGGTGATCGACTCGGGGTAGTAGAAGTAGTGCAGCTCGGCCGTCAGCGCCGCGTTGGGCGTGGGGCCCAGGATGAAGGTCGTTTTGGTCTCGTCGTCGGACCGCGGCCCGAAGATCGCGTAGTACTTGGGCACGCCCGTGACCGTGGGGTTCGGGTAAGCCTCGCGAATGAAGTTGACGTCCTTGGGCAGCAGGTACGAGTAGTTGCCGTTGACCGCGATCACCGCGAGCGAGAACGGCGCCAGGAAGTCGTCCGGGCACTGCAGATACTCGTTGCCCGACTCCAGCACCCCGGTCACGTTCTTGCGCGCCATCGGGAAGTCGATGCTGTTGAAAATGCGCTGCTCAGCCCCGCGGATGAAGCGGTTGATGTCGGCCGTCTCGAACGTGTTCTCGACGGTGCTCTCGATGGCTGCGACCAGCTCGGTGTAGTTCATGTCAGGCAATCGTCACGGTTACATCGCCCAGCTCGGCCTCGGCCACGAGCGTGTTCGGGGTGTCGCTGAACGCGGAGCTGCCCCCGCCGATCGGGTTCCAGCCCCACTGCGTGTCCCGGCTGCCCTCGCCCAGCGAGCCGGTCACCGTCACGCCCGACACGACGTAGCTGTTGTCCGGCCGCGCGCGCTGCAGCGCCTGGGGGTCGTAGATCGGAATCTCGCCCTGCATGAGCTGCGGGTGGCTTTCCTCCCAGCAGCTGTTGCACACCAGCATGTTGATCGGGGTGTTCTTGATCACCAGCTCGCGCAGCTGCACCAGCTTGTACTGGAAGCCGCAGCGATCGCAGTTCGCAATCGCGCGTTTGCCTTGTGCGAAGGGGTTGGCCATGGGTCACCGCGCGTAGACACGCGGGATGAAGCGCACGGAGGCCTTCTCCCGGTCTTCGTCGGCCGCCCGCAACCACTCTTCGTCGTAGACGGTTTTGAGCATCACCAGCCGGTCGGCCAGCTTGGGGTTCTTCATGGCCAAGTAGTAGGCCAGCCCTGCCGTCAGGCAGGGCAGGAACCGGAACGGCACGTCGGCGGTCTCGACCCCCGTTCCAGCGTCTTGGATCCGGCGCAGGCGCCAGTAGACCAGCTGGTAGGTGTCATCAAGATTGGGGACGGGCCAGAGCGTCACCGTGGGCGCCGAGACGCCGCGCGTGACCAGCATGTTGATCGGCCGCCCGGGCTGCAGCTTGTTGGGCATGCTGGCGTAGGTCGGCAGGCTGATCCGCGAGATCTCGAGGTCCGCCTGGGTGGCTTCGACGCCCGCGCCGGTGCGGATGACCGCATCCAGCACGTCGACCGTGTCCGCCGGCAGCGTGTAGGTGGCGGTGCCATCGACCAGATCGACGTTCGCCTCCTCGAAGGTCCACATGTTCAGGCCGCGGTTGGCCCAGTCGATGAACATCAGGTTCAGGCTGCGACGCGCCGTGCGAAGGTCGTAGCCCGAGCGCATCTCGGACCCCGCCCGTTCGTAGGCCTCCTCGACGATGTCGACGAGATCGAGGTCGAAGGTTGTCGTGCCTGAAGAGGCCATTTACGCTCCCCGCGCCTTGCCGTAACCGCGGCGGACAAGCCCGCCCTTCTTGAAACCCCGCGCTTCACGCCGCTCTTCAGCCGCAGCTTCACGGCCCGCTTGCTTCGCCGCCGGAGACAGTAGTACCTCGCCCATCTTCTTCCCGGCGTTCCATTCTTCATCTTGCTTGGCGTGGCGCGCAGCCGTCGCTCCGGCACTGAGTTCAGTGCCGTAGTCGTCGCGCTTCATCACCGCGTTCTTCACGCGGTGGATGACACCCTCGCGTTTTTGGTCAAGCCCGTACGGCGACAGAGGGTTCTTGTCGAGCTCCGCTTGGAGCGCGTCACGCCGCGGCTTGTCCTCCTTGCCCATCAGCAGCTCCGGGCCTTGCCGTAGCCGCGTTTGACCATGCCGCCGGAAGCGAAGGGTTTGGCCTTGCCTTTGGCGAAGGGGTTCGGTTTGCCCCCCTTGGCTTCCTTCTTCTCTTCAGCCGGCGTCTCTTTGCCCATCCAGGGCGGCATTTTCTTGGTGGCCATGTCGATTCCTCACGCGTAGAAGGCAGTGACCGCCACCGCACCGCCCGTGAGGGTGGCGTAGATGTCGGTGGTGAAACGCACGCCGTTGGCAGGCAACAGCACCTGCACCGTGGCAGTCACGCTCGCCGGCGAGTCGATCTCGCACAGGATCGTGCCGCTCGCGCCGCCGTCACGGAACTGGATCGTCCCCACGGCGGCGCCGGCCAGGATGGCCACTGCTTTGAGCCGCGCCGGCCCGGCGACAACCGTCCCCGAGGTTGTCCGGCGCGTGCTTCGAACATCAGACTCCATCGTCATGATGTTCCCCTATTACAGCGCGGTGCCGCTCGGGTACTGCGAGCCGTCCGCCGCACGCTGGATGTACTCGATGGTCACAACGATGGTGCCCGCCGTCGGGTCGCCCGTGGCAGCCGTGAAGGTGCCGTAGACGGTAACGTCCGAGGTGCCGATGTTGTTGGTGTCCACCGGCTTCATCGCCGCGTCCAGCGTGGCCTGCACGGTCGGAACGGCCGTCAGCCCCAAGTTGGCGCTGCCCATGTAGAGCGCTGCCGAACCTGACGTGCCGAAGGTCGCCGCAACCTCGCTGACGCTACCGCCAGAGATCGCAACCGTCTTCTCGACGCGGAACCGCAGGATCTTGGAGCCGGCCGGCAGGATGGCGAGCGCCACTGCGGTCGGGGAGCCCTTGGCAACCGTACCGGCGGCCAGGGAAATCGACTGGGTCAGGAGGGGAAGACCGGTGTTGCGGCCTGCGTTTTGCTTGACCGTGCCCGACAGGACCGGGCCGCTGAAAGTCGTGAACGACATGTCGTTTCCTCATTTGCACCCGGCGTCTCTGAGGGGAGTCTGCCTAGCCAGTCGACGGGTGAGGGGGTGTTCTAGGTCTGCCCGTTATATCACCGGGGGCGGGGACGGTGCAAGCGTCCCAAACCCAGCGCTTCTTCCCGCAGTCGTACAGTCGCCCGGCCTTCATGAAATAAGTCATCTCCTCTTCCGTTCGTGGGTCTGTTTCAGCGTCAAACACCTCTGTCATGCCGTGATCAAGCAGCCGCTGCTGAATATGACGACGTTGGTAGTACGCCTTTGGGCGCAGCCCCAGTTTCTGGCTCCACACCTGATAATCAGCAGGCAGTTCTGCATCAAGGCGAAACCCCAGTTTGGGGTACACACCTCCATCAAAGAAACGGTTGTCGGAGAACGACTTGACTGTCTTCGGCGTGTATTCCCTCACGAATGCAGCAAATAGGCGCGATGCAGCGCCAACAACCGAGACGCGCGTTGCGAAACGAGACAGGGTCCACACACGTTGCTGCGCTGCAGCGCCGCGATCTGTCCCCCCGTATGTGAAGCGCATGCATGCAACCAGCCGCTCGCGCCAATACAGTCCGTAATGAACACCAACGCCGCCCCCGCCTTGCGGGTGGTATCGCTCAAAGAAGGCCGTCGCCTCAGGGTGCTCAACAGCACGAAGCTCACACTTGCGAGCCATCAGGCGCCCGCGCATCTTCCCCAGCGCTGCACGAAGCAGTCGGCGCATCACCTGGGGCCGTTGCAGCCACTCCGATTCATAGAGGGTCAGCAGCCGGATCCCCTGCGCTGCGCAGGCAACGTACTTGTACTGGTGTGCAGCGCGCTCAGAAGGCATTGAGGGGCGCTTGAGTGCGTGGTGATACAGGCCGCAGTACTCAATGGCCAACTGCGCGCTGGGCACATAGATGTCGAGTTCCTTGGGCTTCAGTACCGTCCGGTCACGGCTTTGAGCGAAAGCAAAAACAGACACGAAGCGATGCACTGCAGCTTCGCCGTTCGACTTCGAGTAGTTGCAACGCGCGCACCCGATTTTCCCGGCCAGATGATTGACGGGGTTCTGCTCGAAAAAACCGTGTTCAGGGCACTGAATGCGCACAACCCCAGTGAGCATGTTGGTGAACTGCACGCTGTCGTAGAGATATCGTCCGCCATGAACCTCAGTTGCGCGACGCACAAACTCCGTCACTGGCAGCTGCTTGCTGGCGCGAATGCGCGCACCCTTACATGCGGGGCAACCTTGC